TGAAGGCTTCCTTGATTCGTTTCCCTTCGCGTCTTCCTCCACCAACAATTTTACCAACCAACTCATCGCCTCCCCCGTAAAGGAACGCATAGATAAATCGCTTGGCCTCGTCGCGTGAAGGAAGCCCTGAGGCGTGTTGGTTAGCAGTGTGTATGTCACCCTCAAGGATCGTCCTTCCGTATGCTCCGTTGTCGTAAGGGTGAAGATAGTGGGCAAGACATCGTAGCTCCAAGCCACTGGCATCAGCACCCACCAATACCTTACCTTCGGTAGCCGTGAAGCAAGCCCTACATTCCTTTCCGTAGGTCGCTCTTACTGCGGGCACTTGTGAAATATTAGGACGGGTGTGAGTGCATCTTCCGCTGACCGCACCGTTTGTATTGATCTCACCGTGGATTCGTCCATCCTTCACCATCTTTAACCATGCGTTACGACCCTCGGCTACTTGCCCCAAGCGTTTAGTGATTAACAAATACTCCAATAACATCTCAGCTTGGGGAGTCCCGATGTCACGCAGAACGGCTTCATCAATCTTAGGTCGCTTCCCTTCGTAGGCGTTAGGCGTCCACCCCATGTTCATCAAGCGTTCAGCTATCTGATCACGACTGTTAGGGTTGAAGGGAACAGTCTTGGTTTTGTTACCAGTCTTAACAGCTTTATCCGCTAACACCTGTTTCAATCCGGCTTCCTTTAGGAGAAGCTTCAAGCCTCCCTTGGTAGCTGCCTGATAGGTTTTCCCGTCCACATCAACACTCCATCCCTTCGGTGTCTTCATCTCCTCAGTGGTAGCTGGGAACATATCTTGCAGTTCATCACGCATCTCTGCACGGCGAGCCATGAGAGTCTCAGTGAGAGCATTAGCTGCATCCACATCAAAGGGCCATCCGTTCATTTCTTGCACAGTCATCAACTCCGCGAAGTCATGCTCCAGGTGTAACATCTCTGACGCTGGCTTCTGATCCATGAAGTGTTTGAAGAGGGATGCTGTCACCCTTACGTCTTGCTCGCAGTAGTCCTCCATCTCTTGGCTCCATTGTGTCCAGTCCTCGGACTCACCGTGGTCAGACTTCTGGTTACCTAAGCGTAGTCCCCATGCCTTAAGACTGTGGCGACCTCTAAGGTTCTTCGGGAACTCCTCTCCCATAGTCTTAACATCCTTTTCATAGAGGTCAGTAGAGATGACAGCAGACATGACCTTGGTGTCCACCACCTTGGCCTTGATCTCGTAGCCCAGCTTACGGAGTGCCGGCGCATCAAAGTTAATACTGTTGTGACCACAGATGTTGTGCGCTGAGTTAAGATAATCCACACCCTCTTGAAGATCCCCCTTCTGTGAGTTGAAGGAGCGCATGGAGTTGGTCTCAGCGTTAAACACACTGATGCAGTGGAGGGTTGTTAATCCCCCAAGGGTTGGCCAATGGTCAATGGCGTTGGTCTCGATGTCGAAGAATAGCATTTTTGTTTTCATAATTATTAGAGGGATTCAAAGTTACACTCGGCCATGCGTCCGGTGATAGGGTTAAAGGATAGGTTGTCGCACACTCCGGTCTCACCACTGAAGCGGTTCTTGAGAACACGGATTGCTGTAAGGTGCTTATGATCAGTGTCTTGCTGGTTACGCTCCAAGCCTACCACCATGTCACTTAGCTGGGCAATCGCTGCTGAACCTCGGAGGTGCGCAAGGCTGGTGCTGGTTCCCTCTTCATGTCCTCGTCCATCCGAGGGACGCTTAAGGTGGCTCACCAGGATTAACGCAATGCCACACTCCTCAACCAACGCACGGAGCTTGGTCATGAGGTTATCAATCATGCGTCGTTCGTCGCCATCTTGCATTCCACTAACAACAATGCTGACATGATCAAGAACAACATACTCAACATCCATCGCCTTTGCCATGTGCATGACATGAGACAACAGACGGTCGGCATCAAGGCTTCCCCAATGGTCATATAACCACATCCTTCCCGAGCCTACTGTGTTGGTGTAAGCCTCATCGAACTCTAGGTCTTCATAGATTGACTCAGGGTCGAGGTGTAGTTGTTTTCCCATCTCCAATCCCACGATACCCAACGCAGTGCGCTCAATGGATTCCTCAAGGGCAATGTATCCCACGGACTTATCAGTGGTGGTGAGGATGTGATGACAGATGATACGACAGATCTGTGACTTCCCTTGGCCCGACCCAGCACAGAAGGTAACAATCTCTCCCTTGCGTATTCCTCGGGTCATGTTGTTAAGACCATCGAATGGATAAGGGATGCTCTCGGTGTGCTTCGGGTTAACCAATCGCTCATGGATGTCAGAACCAGAAATAATCGCATCAGGTCTCCACGGGTTGGCTTGGAAGATCGCATGGATAACATCCTTGGATCTCTTGTTGGCCAAGCACTCGTTGGCATCCTTTAACGGAAGACGGGCGACCTTGGCTTTCCCTGCTGGAAGGATACCAACAACATCCTCTACGGCTTTACGACCTGGTTCATCTTCGTCGAACATTAGGATAACCTCCTCCCACTTCTCAAGCCAACGAAGGTTCTTCTTGAAGACGTTAGCGGCTGACTGACTGCCAGTCGGAAGGGAGACCACGGCATATTTGTTTTCCTGTATCTGGCTAACACTCAAGGCATCAACCTCTCCTTCAGTAACAACTAACTTCCTTCCCCCCATCGGGTGTAGGTGTTGTCCATAGAAGCGATCAGCAATCTTACCGAGGATCATGAACTGCTTGCCTTCAAAGCGCAGCTTCTGTCCTACCAGTTTGCGGTCATCGTTATAGTAGTCAGCAATGTGACAGCACCGTCCTTTGTATTCACCGATGTGATAGCGCATGTGGCGACAGGTGTCATGGGTTATGTGACGGGCGGGGATGTCGGAGTAGCGTCCGTTAAGGAACGTGTCATCCGTAGAGTGTAGTGGTTTGTTTATTTTCATTTCAATTTTCGTGTCTTCAGATGGTCGCTTGTATGAACCACATGAGTGGCAATACGTCGAGTCATCTTCGTTGATGCACAGGGCATCGCTTGAGCCGCACTCATCGCACGGCAAGTGTGTTTTTTTATACATGGTGGTTGTTACCTAGTCGAACCAAGAACGTGGGATGCTATTCTCACACCAAAGGAATCCGTGTTTGTCACACCAATCTCCGTAGGTGGTCTTGCTCCGCTTGGTCAAGGTGTTAGATGCACGCATGAAGACGAACCTTATGTCCATCTCAGGGTGTTGCTTCTTGACCAACAGGTGCTTGGCACGGTCGCTCGCAAGGAACCGGCCCTTGGCCTCCAGCATAACACCATTCTCAAGAACAAAGTCAGGAGTGTAGTGGTGCTGCTTGAGGTAGCCGATACGTTCGGTCTCGTAGCCGAAGCTGACCCCCGCACGCTCTAGTGCAAGGGCCAACCTCTTTTCAAATTTAGAACGGAACCTTGGCATCGGAACCGTGGTCATCGGTAAGCGCATCACCGAGGTCTTCGCTTACAAAGCCTCCATCCTCTGAACCAAACCCGAAGGCTTCGCCGCCACCAGGATTGTATTCAACAAGCTCTATGAGTTGAGCTGCACGAAGTCTCAGGGTGTATCCAACGCCAAGCATCGGGCTGTTCCATGAGTGTGGCTCAACGGACAGACGGAGCTTTGACCCGCTGCCAATGTTAGGAGGATCGTTAAGCTTCTTACCGGTGCTGTCAAAGAGAGCGACCGAGAAGTTCAGAACACCCTTATTGGTTTCCCGTCGAGCTACTTGCTTGGCATACAACTCGTAGTCACCGTCATCATTCCGCTTGAGGGGTGGGCTATCGTGACGCTTGAGCTTCTTACCATCAGCCTCTTTGCAGTGCCGTTCGTATTCGGCATCAAGCCAAGGGCGGATCTGAGAGTCAACGGTATTGTAGTCCTCTTCACTAAGGATGAGGCGGCAACTGAAAACCCCGTTGTCATCGAACTTGGTGTCAGGCTCAATGAGTTTAGGGTAAACGCTTTTCCCTACTGGGGTGGTTAGTTTTAGATTTTGGTTTTTCATCTTTTTTTGTGGTTTCTTTTTTGTGGTTCTCTCAGCTTTAATTGTTAGCTGAAAAAGTATTTGGAGTCCCGAAGGGTGTTAACATCAAAGTTTCCGTAGTCCGGTAAGGGAGGCAGAGGCTCGACACTATTGTTTTGCCATTGTTCAGCGAGGCTGGCAAGAATATCTTTCGAGAACATGTCGGCAAAGCTGTCACGTATGGACGATGCCAATACATCACAGTTGTTAGAGTGAGTCGCGAAGCTGTCGTGAATCATCGCGAAGTCATAAACACCTCGGCGGTGTGCTTCGTTAGTAGTTAACACCAACCCAGCAGCGTCAAGACTATGGACTACATTAGGAGCTACCCCGTTGCGCTGCTTGCGAGTGTCGAGTTCGTCGGTGCTGTCTTTGAATCTAACAGCAGTGAGTGATCCGTGTAACCATGTGGCAACCTTCCGGCTGACTTGCTTGCGGTAGTCTTGGCTTACCCTGAAACCACTCGGTGTTGTCCATGTGAGTGCCTCGTCCTGTTCCGCTAACATGTGGGCAACCTCCTGGAACCAATCCATGACCAGCTTGGGGCGAGTAAGGAGCGTCTCAATGCTTTCCCACAGGAGATCCCCAAGATACTTAATGGCTGGGTAAACGTGCTGGCGACCAAAGACACACTCAATGCCACGTTGCCGGCGGGTCTCATCATACCATGAAGCTACATAATCCCTGTTGGAGTATGGTGTGAGACCGTAACTGTAACACATCACCGGACGCTTGGACATCTTACGGTCGATCCCGAAGTCAACCCAAAGGCGAGCGTAGTCACGACCCTCGGCTGCATGACCGCGAAGGACTCCCAAGGTGTGATCCGAGACCATCCGGTAGATGTCTTCAGGGACATCCGTAGGACTTACGTTGGTTGCGTGACATCCATGTTCATCTCGACTTAACAACGACAACAACTGTAACCCAGAGTTCGTCGCGTCCATCGCACACGGAAGGTAGGTCTGAAAGTTCTTGGAGGTCTTGGTGTGGAGGTCAGCCCATTCAAAGCACCAGGCCAACGCTTGCCAAGGTTCGTCTGCCTCGGCCCACTCCCTGTTCCCCCTTGGGTCGTTCGCAATCCGTATGGCATCACGGGTGAATCCCTCGGCCCACGCACGACGATCATCAAAGGCGATCTTGTCGTTGCCGAAACAGTTGGCTCCGTGGATGCCTAACCACTTCTTGTCCTCATCACTCTTGATGGGAAGACCTCTGTGAAATTGTAACAATCCCCTGCAATGGTCTGGTCCTTGGTAGTTAAGGTAGCTGGGGATCTGATAGATGCGACCACGGAAGTCACACGAGGATGGCATGAACATACGCTCACCGCGAAACTTACGGGCAAGCATCAGGATCTTTGAGATGAGGATTCGCTGACTCGCTAGGCCCATGTTGTGTGCAGCTAACTCACGCTTGTCATCACGCCAGTTCCGTATCTGCTCCTCCGTCATGTTAGCGTTGGCATCAGTCCACTCAGGAAGGGGAACATCTTGGCGAGGTGGTAGTCCTATCTCTAGGTCGCTGTCCCATGCCCACTCCAAGACATCCAGGACTCGGTTGTTGATAGCGTAAGGTGTCTCTTGAATAAGGTTAACCGCATTGTAAACCTCGGGCATCTCCGGTGCTTGGCGTAACACATCCCTATCACTGCAACGGATAAAAGGTAAAGCTGGTAGAGGGCTGGAGTCATCCGAGGCGAACCCGTAGCCTCCCCCGAAGACTCGATCCCAAGGTGTCGGGGACTCAACCATCGGCATCCAGAATGGAAGCAACAGTTCGCGGTGATTGTTATAGTCGTTGATCCATTCCCTTGTGACTTCCGAAAGCTCCACCATACGCATCGGTTTGAAAACTCGTCGGCGGCGTTGGGCTTTCTCGGTGAAGGCAATCAAGCCGGTGCGGTCATGCACGATTTCTAGTAGTAAAGCTCCACACCCAATGCGATCTCTGCGTGTCCAATCATCCCACTCCATCTCCTCGTTCCTTGCGGTCTTGTGAAGGTAGCGACTCTGGGTGGTCCCGCGCTTGGCGAGGTCTTGCATCCGCTTAACCAATCGACTCCCAAACTCATGGTCACGGATTAACATGGACGAAAGCAACTGGTCTTCAATGGCACGACCCAGCTTGCTTGCGACCGATGCGTAGCTGCGTGGCTCATCAAGGACATCAAGGGTGGCTTTAACTGCTAACAATCCCACCGCACGGGTGTCGGGAAGGGTTAACTCAGCGAGGCACTTCTGCCATCGGCTTTTGTTACGGATCGGTTTGATCTTTTCGACGGACTCCGTAAGTCCTAACACCACAGGCTCAACCCCGTCACGCATGATGCGTCTTCCCGCCTGTGTCAGCGATCCCTTGGTGGTTGTGGCATTACGACGATATCGAGCTACCCCCATGTCCACCATGTCCTGATTCAATTCGTCCTGTTTCATATCATAAAGTGTCACCACTGTGTTCAATGAAGGCAAAACAGTAACCTGGTCCGTAGCTCTCCTACGACTCTAGTCAGCGGGGACATTCTGATTCTAATACTGTTGGGGGTGACGTTCAAGAGTTTTTCTCTCGATGCTACGGTTTACATTCTTCAGAATGTTCTGGATGATAAACCTCAACTCTGGTTCCGTGTTGATCCTACGGTCAAGAGACCGGACAGCATGAGGGACGCTACTGTGAGAGACATACCCGAAATAATCCGCAAGGATCTGCTGCTGGATGCCGAAGCTCTTGTGCAGGAGTGAAGCCGCAACGGATCTCGGGACCGAGTATTGGTAAGCCCTAGATTTCACAAACAGGTCATCCGTTTCGATGGAAAACTCATCGGCTACCAGTGAACACACCTTTTCGACGATGTTCCTCTTGTAGCTCGTGAGTCCTTTAATTTGTTCTTTCGCTTGTGTTTTCATATTAGTTTTCTTTTTCTGGGAAATCAACGTCAATGGAATCCATTAACCAATGCTCAAGAAAATTTGAGATAATGGATTCTTGATATGCAAGTTCATAATCACCATCCCTAGAAGACACCTCTGCTTCCTTTAGGTATTGTTTGGATAGCTCCTTTAGGTATTTCAGTAGTTTCTTTTTCTTTATCTTCATAAATCTTTTAGTTGATTGGTGGTGCAGTGAGATTTGAACTCACACATTGACAAGCTTTATATCGCCCCGTCTCTACCAGTTGGACTATGCACCTTTTTGGTTAGGCGTTATCCATAAGGTCACGGGCAGCAGCCAGATCCGTTGGGACTAGCTTGGCGTATCTCAGGGTCATCGTGATGTCCTTGTGTCCCATCCAGGATTGCACCACCTTAACATTAACACCCCGACTAAGGAGTCTTGTGGCACATGTATGCCGGCATGTATAGAACACAAATCGGCCCAACGAGGAATCCTTTCCGCGCAGCTTACGCCACTCACGGGTGATCCTAATGCCTCGGAACTCAGCCCAACTTTGCCGGCGCTCCAAACACTCCAAGGCTTTCTTTGTGAGAGGGATGGTGCGTGGCTCCCCGTTCTTTGTTTTAATAACATCAATCACCGCTCCCACTACCGGATCTCTGCGGATCATCTTGGAGTTTAGGCCCAACGATTCAGACGGACGAAGACCAGTCTCAATACTCCACACAAAGAAGTCCCGAAAGCGATCACACTCAATCAATGACTCAATGTGAGCCTGATCTTCCGCACTAAAGAATCCAATACGCGCATCGTTGCCTTGCTTAAGGCGCGGAACTTTAAGCCCAACGTCATGCATCCCTCGCTCCCTTGTGAAATCCAGGGCGGTCTTTAGGGTCTGGAGCTTGCTGTTAATGGTGCTGGGTTTGTTACCTTTTGCGATCTCCTCGCGGATCACCTTGTCGATTGTGCCCAACGAAAGACCCCTTGTTGTTTTTGGGAGGTTCCTGAGCCAGAAGGTTATATTTCGCTGCTCAACTTCCTCCCTGGCTTTACCGGCCCAACGATTCAGGAAAGTAGTGTCGAATATCTCTGCTAGTGTCGCTTGTTTTTTTGATGACATGCCCAACGAGTAAAACGGAAGCGGGAAAAGGTCAATATGTTTTCTTGATTGTTTTTTCAGTAGGTGCTAACACTTTCACGGGAAAACGTAAGGACCCCAGGGATGACACAAGGGATGAAACAAGGGGAAAAGAAAAGCCGCCCAAGGGGAATCCCAAGGGCGGCTTGTGTGGTGGCTTGTGGTGACGCTAGGCTAGGACAAGCTTAATCAGGAAATACCAGCAGACTGCAAAGGCAAAGGCGAGTAGGATTTCAACTTTCATCGTTCATTTCATGGATTCTCCGGCCCTCCCTAATGAGAGCTTCCGCGAAATCCTCATGGATTCCTTTATCGCGAGCAAATGCCCAGACAGTTATATAATCACTAAACCATTCGGAATAGCTGTCAAAGGCGAGCTTTGCCAAAGGGAAGTGATCAATAATGATTTTTCCGTCTTTAGAAATTTGAAGGTCTTTTTTCATTTTCTATATTTTCTTTAAGGCGAGTAGAATTTCAGCTTTCATCGCTTCAAAGTAGCATCATTTCCTCCAACATACCCGAGCGACGGGTCGTGGAACATTTCCAAGGATTGTAACATACCCTTCCGTTCTCGCCTAAATTCTCGAATTCTGCCTTCGATAGATGCGTATAACACCCGCTTTCGAAAACAATTGCGAAAAGGTCTTTTTTAGCGTCAAACGTAATGGTTTGAATAGTCTCTTTAACCGGGTAACCAGGAGAACCGTGAAAACATTCCCGCCCGATTATTTCGTTTTCTTTATTTTTCATTCTCAAGATTTTCTTTAAGGTTGCGTTCCCACTCGATTTCATCCTCGTGTGCTGATTGTTCAAGACGGCCATAAATGACCAAGCCAGCGATAAGCCACGCAAGGAAGAGTATTTCTTTTTTGTTCATTTTCATTTTCTTTTTTTTTAATGTTGAGGGTAAAGAATCAAATTAACATCCCCACGCGCACAAAGCGTGCATTGCCCACACTTAACAGGATTATCACGCCTGAGGATTGTTGAAGCAATAGCGGGACACACCCGCGCTTTCCCTTTGCTTTTTCGGGCGAGCTTTTGAGCATTTGCAAGCCTTTCTCGCTTGTTGGCTCCTTTGTAGACAATCCTGGAGGCCGGCGAGTTTTCCGCTAAGGCTTCATTTGCTCGCCTATCAGACTGGCATGATTCCCTGACAACAAGGGAAAGGTCGAAAGCGACAGCAATAGCGCGAAACCTTTCAGCTTTCTCTTTTGTCTCAACTGGGAAATGCACCGGCACTCCGGAAGGAAAAGAGCGCACAAGATCCGCAAACGCTTGCATCTCAACACCCGTAAGCCTTCTATTTGGCACGCTTCCAAATGTTGAGAAGCGAATCCAGGGAATCACCTTACCTTTGCTTTCAAGGCGCTCAATTTGGTCGCGGTATTCAAGACAAACCTTTGCAAAGCCATGTTTGCGTTTACGCTCGCCACTTGTTTGAATGCTGGGCTTCATCTTTTCGGTGTGGACCGCGTAACATACGCCAAGCTTTAACGCTTCGCATTTTGTGGAACAGTTAACCCCACCCGACTCTCCAAAATTAAGAGAGATTGCACCCGTGACCGCTTTTGAAAAGGAGCCTAGGGAAGGCTTCCAAGATGGTTTTTTATTTGTTGTTTTCATGACTATTCTCCCTCCTTTCCGAGCAAGGTTTCGATTCGATCAAAGATCAAATTCATTTGCGAGACGCTAGGATTCAAAATGTCAATTCGATCATCTAGGGCCGTTCTTAAAAGCGAGATCTTATCAAGCAATCTACCGTCGAAATATGGCGCTTGTTCTCGTGATTTAGCCTCAAGAATGGCAAGCTTGTTTTCCACTTCCTCAATCGTAAAAGAGGCTCCGAGAACTTCCTTTATCCTTTGCGTTGTTTGTTGTTTGTTTTTCATCGTTTCTTTTGTCTCTACTTGTTCAATTCCTCAATTGCTTTCGCGACCAGCATGTTTCGCTCGTTTATTTGGCTCGCCTTTGTGATCGGGAATAGCTCCGAGGTAATGCTCATGAGATATTCACCTGGATGGTTGCCCAGTCTTCCGGCGTTCCATAGTTCACGAGTTGTAAGGCCCGTCCAATTGCGGAAAGAGAGGAGGGCTTCTAGTGGTGTTTCTTCTTTTGCTTTGTTTTTCATAATTAAAACGGAGCTTTTGTTTGTTTACTCCATTGAATCCCCCGCGATTGAACGAGAGGGATTCTAGGAATTAACACACTACCTAGTAGCCAAGCCAGTTTAGGATTTCTTCCCCAGTGTATGTCTCGCGTTCCCCTAGGTCATTGTGGAACTCTTCAATGTCGATCACTCCGTGCTTTTCCAGTTGGTAAAGAGCTTGGGAATGCGTGAGGGTTGCTTCGCGGTAGTCGTTTTCTGTCATGGGTGAACACTAACCACTTCCCATAAGGGTTGTCTAGTGTTTTTCTTTATGTTTTTACACGGTTGTACGACAGGTTGGCTTAAGGTGTGGGCTCTTAGTGTGTTACGAGGATTTCACATTTCAAAAGGGGTGACACGACAAAAACAAGCGGAAATGCACAAAGCCCTGGCAAAGCGACAATTCCGATTGTGGGGTTCCCCTTGGTAAATAACACTCCCTCCTGGGCATCCAATCGCATGCAAAGACTTTCTTAATGTCTCTACCGTGGACTATATGACAAGGCGTTACACCAGCAATCCCCAGCGATAGACCTCCCCCCTATCAAAAAGCGCGTCAATCTGTAGTCACAATGTAATTACTAGGAGGGTCGCGGGGGGATTTTCGCGGCGCTGCTCTATATATACCCCCTCAGATTTTTGTAACAAAACTATTCCGGCTCCTCATCACTG